ACTGTTGGATTTCCTTCATCAGCCACAAACTTAAGCTCTTGAAGCCTGAATCCTTTACTATCATACAGATTGCGACTCATTATAAATATATCAAAGATATTATTTTGACATATTTTTAAAAATTAAGCAAGATTATGCTCTTTCACGTATTTCGAAGCAGCACCCAATTTCAAGCCGTGTTCTTTCATTACCTTTTTCACAATTTCCGCACGATGTTTCATCTTATCACTGATGACACGTTTCTTCTTTGCCTTACCTCCTTCTTCCGCCTTGATTTCTCCCTCTTCGAACTTCTTTTCTCCTTCAACTCTTTTCAACTCGTCCTCTACATTCTTCAAGACCTTTTTGCTTCTTGGTTTCTTTGCCTTTGGTTCGGCTTTGATTTCTCCTTCTTCGAACTTCTTTTCACCTTCAACTCTCTTGATCTCATCAAGAACGTTTTTCAACACTTTTTTTGATTTCTTGACTTTTGGAGTGACCAAGTGTTCAAGATGAATGGCTTCAACAACAGGAGGTTCAGGAACTTTTGGTTCTTTTGCTTTATTCTTGCTACCCTTTGGTCTGCCTCGTTTTCCAGCACCAACAACAGCACCCATAACAGCTCCTTTGACAGCATCTTTGACTAATTCTTTGCCAACTGGAATAACAACATCGTTAAATATCTCTTTTCCTACATTGCCTAAAAACTTACCAGCAGGTTTTACATAGTCATTATAGATTCCTGCTCCTTCAACCATTTCTACTAATTCATCACGAGTTTTGCCTCCAAGTTCTCCACCTTCTTCATCGGAAGAATAGTCATCACTATCACTATCAGAACTGCTTAATTCTCCACCTTGAGGTTGTCTATACATTAATGCTCCTCCATGTAGATGTTTAGTTTCACTGGAAATGGCTCGGTTGTTGTATTCCAAAAAGTTACCAAAACGATGATGAGATGAGCCAACGACTAAAGGATCTTCGTAAAAAGTTTGAGAAGGTTGTTGGGAAAATGGATGGCGACCATCACTTTTGCGATTGCTAAACTTTTTCTGTTGTTGAGACATAAATTGCTCGTGTCTGTATTGTGGGGTCTCTTTAATGAACGATTTCTTGGAGGCGTTGATTTCGTCTATCATATGCGGCGACATATAGGAAGTCATTATAATAAATAAAATTAAAATAAATTAATTATTTTATTATTTTACTATATAATGGAAGAAGCTGACATAATTTACTTTGATACGATTTCGTGTAATCTCGCATCTACATCAGGTTTGCCTCCACCTGCCACTTACAATCAACCGAGAACTATCCCTTATCTCAAAAATCCTGAAGATTACTATGGGGCGGTTTTATCTTTCTATATCAATGACACATCGATTCCTGTCATTACTCCTGATATTGTTCCATATCAGTCCGACCCTAATCTTACTGTTTACGGACTTGTGTTACAATATGGAACAGATGTAGTTGCTCAAAGTGTCATTTTTGAACCTCAAAATCTCGTTGCTGATGTTCCTTTAGGACCAAGTTTATATCCTGATGGGTTGCCAAATTACAAAACAGGATACTACAACATTGGTTCATATGCCTACTTTATGGGTTTAGTCAATACCGCTTTTGCGACCGCATATGCTACTCTTAAAGCATTAAATCCTGCTTTACCAGTAGATGGACAACCTGTTTTGACATTTGATAGTGCTACTCATCTTTTCACTTTATCAGGAGCAAATACGCTATACAATAATGACACGGCAGTTGAACCAATCATAATTTACATGAATAGTCCCTTATACCATCTTTTCGAGTTTGCCAACTATTTCACGATTGTTGATGGTATCAATGTCAACCAGATTATTATGAACTCCAATACTTGTATTATCGACGAAACAAACGACTTGATTGTGAATGTTCAGGAAGTTTTTTCAGTGGATTTATGGAACACGATTACAAATATAGTAATTACATCCACCAATATTCCTGTAGTTCAGACAAACGTAGGCAATCCTCAAGTATGGTATAACAATTCAGTTTTACCCATTTCCACCAATAACTCCAATACTCGTCAAATATTGCTGGACTTTCCTTTTACACTCACTTCTATCAATCAACCCATTACCTATGCTCCTACGGCTCAATATCAACTTTTCGAAATAAATAGTGCCGAACCTCTATATACGATGGATTGGCAAATGTTTTATAGAGCAAGAACAGGGTTGTTATACCCAGTATTCCTAAATAGTGGAACAGTCGCTTCTATCAAAATAGGATTCTTTAAAAAGAACGCTTTTAAACATTTGAAGATGATCGCATAAAAATTGAAATAGAAACATCGTTACTATATATGATAATAACGATGGAAGAATGGAAAGCAATTGAAGGTTATGAAGGTCTCTATGAAGTTTCAAATATGGGAAATGTGAAATCCTACAAACGCTATAAAGATGGAAAACTACTAAAACCACGAAAATCGTTAGGATATTTAGCAGTTCAGATTTACGATTTGGAAGAAAATGTAAAACAACCGAGAATACATACATTAGTAGCAAACGCTTTTGTAGAAAATCCTGACAATAAACCTTGTATAGACCATATAGACCAAAACAAGCATAATAATTGTGCCGACAATTTGAGATGGGCTACAAAATCTGATAATGCTATGAATGTTCCTAAAAAAGATGGTTCTTCCAAATATAAAGGTGTCTATTGGGATAAAAGTCGCAACAAATGGGCAACAAGAATTAAAGTAATGTATAAAGGAATATGGTTAGGTCGGTTTGATACAGAGGAAGAAGCGGCAAAAGCATATGATGCCTATATTATCCAACATTTAGCAGATTTTGGGATTTTGAACTTTCCAAAATAAGATACAATAAATCGAAAAAGTTTAAAAAATCTTCTAATTTGAGTATATAATGACGGATATTAAGACAGTTACAGTCACAGATAGCCGAATAGCTGATCTCACGCCTGATTTAGTTTATTCTGTATTCAACGGATCACAGCAGTCAACGTATCAGGCATTTCCATTCAACTCAAGCAGTAATTCTTCGCTTACCAGCAACATCCAAATCCCCTCTGAATCCATCTGTTCAGACGCAAGAGTTCTTTTACAATCAGACCTCAATTTAACGATAAATTGTGCCAATGTCCCTGTAGGCAGTTCAGCATTCCAATACGGCTTGACTGACTCACTGAACTGCTATCCTCTTCAGTCGCTTTTTACAACTGCCTCTTTAACTGTCAACAATGCCACCTCATCGACCAACTATAAGGATGTTATGCCCTTTGTAAAACTTTTGGAAGACAAGAGTTCTCTTGACAAGGCAAACTCAACATCTCCTGATTTCGTGAATGAAACTTGGGGCAGTTATGCTGACGCAGTTTTAGCAAACTCAAATCCTATGGGAAATCTTAACGATATGGCTTACGACAATGCTCGTATTCCTAATGGTTCTTACCCTGCTACCATCACAATCAACAGATATGTTGCTGGAGTTCTAACTGACAACAGCCCAATTTCTACAGGTGCTAACAACACTTGGGTCATCTATGTAACCTTTAGAGGTCTTACTGAACCTTTCTTGTGTCTTTCTCCATTCATTAACAACTCTTTTAACAGAGCAGGTCTCATCGGTCTTAACAACATTGCTATGACGATGAACATTGATAGTGCCTGTTCTAAAGTATGGACGACTGGAAACTGCTCGGCAGGTGCTACTGGCTGGAACTCCTACATTACAAGCATCAGTCTTGGAAACCCTGCTTCTAACTCTCTTGGCTTTACCAACTCTAAACTACTATTCAACTTCCTTACCCTATCTGACCTTCAATACTCTCAAATCTCTACCAAGTCGGTTACCAACTATACCTCATACGATAGATACATCTCACCTGCTTCCAATTCTCCTACAATGACGGCAAACACTGGAGGATACAATGTTACATTTCAGAACATCCAGCTTTCCCAAGTCCCATCGATGATGGTATTTGCCCTACGTGTCCCAATGAGTTCCCAGAACTGGTCTTACACTGATGGTTTCCTATCAGTAGGTCAAGTGAGCATCACATTCAACAACCAGAGCGGTCTCATCGCTTCGGCAAATACTGCCAACATCTACAACATGTCAAAGTCAAATGGCTCTCAACAATCCTACAACTCTTTCAGAGGTCAGGCAAACGCCATACAGGCTGGAGTAGCGGTAACTGTCCCAACTTTGGGTTCAATGATAATTGTGGATTGTGCGAAAGACCTTTCCCTGAACGGACTTCTATCCAACGGCAGTATCGGTCAATTCAACGTCCAAATCCAATTACAGGGTGTATTGAACCAATATCCTTTCCAAGTTCAACCTGAAGGTATCCTAATGTGCGTCAACGAGGGCTTTGCTGTTACCCAGTTGGGAAATACACAGTTCTTCACGGCCGTTTTGTCACGAGAATCCGTCTTGGATGCGAAAAGTGAAGACCCTGTTAATGTGATTGATGAGACCCTATACAAGAGAACTGTTGGGGGCAAGATGTCCGCGTCTCAAATTGGCAAATACGTAAGAGGTATGATGAAAGGTAAGATGGGTAAAAAAGAATGTGAAGAAGGTGGCAAACGTCACGGCAAGAGCAAACTCAAGCATCTTTTGAAATAAGTGGTTCTTAATAAGCACTTTTTTAAGTAGCAGAACCCTTAAAAACCTTTATAAACCTTTCAAAACTATTTAAATACATCTTATAAAAATATATAAGATGTCAATTACAGGTCACATTTACAAAATAATTGCCGATAATGACAAAACCAAAATGCCGTATATCGGCTCATCAACACAAAAACTTCTTTCAGCAAGAATGAAAAACCATCGAGACGATTACAAAGCGTTTAAAGATGGTAAAAAAACCAATTT